CTTGCTGCCGCAGCCGCAGACCGTGTTCTTCAGAAGGACAAGGCAGAAGCGCAAGCGCAGCAGAACGCGCAACAACAGCAAGACCCGCTTGTGCAGATGCAGATGATGGACTTGCAAATCAAACAACTGCAGGCGCAGACCAAAGCGCAGCAGGTGCAAATCGAAGCCCAGATTAAACAGGCTGAAATTCAGCGTAAGCAGCAAAAAGACGTTATGGACGCCGCTGCAAAAGCAGATGAACTGGACCTTCGCAAAGAAGAAATCTCTGGCAGACAGCAACTTGAAGCCGCACGACTTGGTGTGGACATTGAGAAGCACAAAGCAGAACTCAGCGGTAAACAGCAAGAATCCGGTGTTCGCCTTGGCTTGGAGATTGGCAAAGCCCGTGATGAATCGGAGGCTCGCCGCAGGCAAACGGAAAAACCGCCGAAAGGTGCAAAGGAGTAATAAATGTCTTATTCAAACGCACTTGAATACTTGGATACAAAACTCCAAGACGAGCGCGCACTAATTGTTGAAACCTTGATTCAAGGCAAATTGGATGAAGGTGAATACAAACGTCTTTGCGGGGCGTTACAGGGTCTCGACCTCGCACGGAACCAAATCAAAGACCTTGCAAAGAGGATGGAACAAAACGATGAGTAACATCGATGTTGAGAAGACACAGGAAGAAGCGAAGAAAGCATCGCAACTCCCCGTGCCAAAAGGCTATCGCATCTTGTGTGCGATACCGCATGTTGACGAGGAATACGAAGGCGGGCTGATCAAGGCTGAGGACACTCGTAAGACTGAAGAGCAGACCACCGTGGTGCTGTTCGTTATCAAACTAGGTTCCGAGGCGTACGCAGACAAAGATCGTTTCCCTACCGGGCCTTGGTGCAAGGAAGGTGATTTCGTTCTGACCCGTCCCTACTCGGGCACTCGCGTGGTCATCCACGGTCGGGAGTTCCGCATCATCAACGACGACACGGTAGAAGCGGTGGTCGATGACCCCCGTGGCATCCGTCGCGCATAAGGAGAGATAGTTATGGCTGAGAAAGAAGAATTTAAGTTTCCCGACGAGGTTGACGCTGAGAAGGCGGTAGCCGAGGCCGGTGGAGACGAGAAGTTTGAGATTCAGGTCGAGGACGATACCCCGCCTGAAGATCGTGGCCGTGCCCCCCTCCCGAAGGAGGTGGTAGACGAGTTGGAGAAGGACGACCTTGAGGAATACTCCGAAAAGGTCAAGAAGCGCCTAGGCCAGATGAAGAAGGTCTGGCACGACGAGCGCCGCGAGAAAGAGCGGGCGCTGCGTGAGCGTGAGGAGGCCCTTCGGTTTGCTCAGACCCGTGAGCAGGAAATTCGTCAATTAAAACAACGACTTGGCAACGGTGAGCGGGCATATGTTCAGGAGGTCACCAAGGCGGCGACCAACGAACTGAACGTTGCCAAAGAGAGGCTGAAGCAGGCATATGAGGCCGGGGACTCCGACAGGATAACCGACGCTCAGGAAGCCCTGACGGATGCCAAATTAAGGATTAAACAATACGAGAACTTCAAGCCCTCTTTACAAGAAGAGGAATCAGGAGTACAACAAACTCAACAGTTCCAAGTACCTCCAAGTAGTCAGCCCACAATCGACCCAAAAGCCGAGGCGTGGAAGGACAAAAATGCTTGGTTTGGTACAGATGAGGAGATGACCGCCCTCGCGCTTGGACTGCACGAAAAATTGGTCCGGTCCGGAATCGACCCGCGTAGCGACGATTACTATGACCGAGTCAATGCGACTATGAGGAAGCGATTCCCCGATTATTTTGAGGAAGAGCAGACTCAAACGAAGCAGGAAGAAAAGCCTGCTCGCACAAAGCCAGCCAATGTGGTTGCACCAGTAACGCGGTCTACCGCGCCTCGTCAGATTCGTCTGACATCGTCTCAAGTTGCACTTGCCAAAAGACTTGGCTTGAGTAACGAACAGTACGCAAAAGAACTTATGAAACTGGAGAGTAACTAAAATGGCTGAAAACAGACTCGCACGTGAACTCGAAAGTCGAGAATCCGCGCAGCGCAACAAAACTTGGACCCCGCCTCAGACGCTACCGGCACCAAACCCGCAGCCGGGCTGGGTCTTTCGATATATCCGGACCAGTATCATGGGTACTGCTGACCCATCGAATACCTCCGCAAAGTTTCGTGAAGGTTGGGAGCCTGTAAAGGCCGAAGACCATCCGGAACTGATGCACCATGCCGATCCGACTTCCAAATTTAAAGGAAACATCGAGATTGGCGGCCTGTTGTTGTGTAAGGCACCGGAAGAGCTAATGAAGCAGCGTGATGATTATTACGCCCAGCAAGCAAAGGCTCAGATCCAGTCCGTAGACAATAACTTTATGAGGCTGAACGACGAACGGATGCCGCTGTTCAATGAACGCAAGTCCAGTACCTCGTTCGGTAAAGGTAAATAACTTTCTTTTTTGGAGTAACAAATGGCATATCCTACTGTTGACAAGCCGTATGGCTTGAAGCCGGTCAATTTGATCGGCGGGCAGGTGTTTGCCGGTTCAACTCGTCAGCGTCGTATCGCTTCCAGCGCGTCAAGCATTGGTTACGGCGACCCGGTTGAGTTTGATACCGATGGCACCGTTAAAGTAACGACTGCTACGACGACGGCTCCCACTGGCGGTTTCGCTGGTGTGTTCTTGGGCTGCACGTTCGTGTCCTCTGTGACGGGTCAGCCGACCTACTCGCAGGCTTGGATTTCGGGCACTTCGGTCAAGGCCAATACGTACATTACGGCGTATGTGGTTGACGATCCGGACACCCTGTTCAAGGCTGTTGGTGTGACGGCTTCGCTCGTTGTTTCGACCACGGGCGGTTTCACGTACTCGAATGTTGGCAACAACGTTGCTCTCGTTGCGAATACGCTGAACACGGTTACGAACGATTCCCAGCAGGGTCTCCTCGTGTCGTCGGCTAGCACCACGTTGTCGTTGCCGATCCGCATCGTTGATGTGGTTGAGGACACGGCGTTCGTTTCGAGCGGTACCGTTTACTACCCCGAAGTCATCGTTAAGTTCAACGCTGCGTACGTGAACTCCGGTGTCATCGAGGGCGGTCACGCTTACAACAACCCGACCGGCGTTTAATAGGGGAGTTCTAAGATATGGCTATTTCACGTGCACAATTACTCAAGGAACTCCTGCCGGGTTTGAACGCCCTGTTCGGTCTTGAGTACAAGCAATATGGTGAGGAGCACAAGGAGATCTACGAGACTGAGACCTCCGAGCGTTCCTTTGAAGAAGAGACCAAGCTTTCTGGTTTCAGCGCCGCTCCGGTGAAGGCCGAAGGTGCTGCGATTGCGTATGACAACGCGCAGGAAGCATGGACTGCTCGCTACAACCACGAGACTATCGCTCTCGGCTTCTCCATCACGGAAGAGGCGGTTGAAGACAACCTGTACGATTCGCTGTCCAAGCGATACACCAAGGCGCTCGCCCGAGCGATGGCGTACACGAAGCAAGTCAAGGCGGCTTCGGTCCTGAACAATGGCTTCTCCTCGTCCTACACGGGCGGTGACGGTCAGCCGTTGTTCTCGGCTTCGCATCCGCTTGTTTCGGGTGGTACCAACAGCAACCGTTTGACGGCCTCGGATCTCAACGAAACTTCGTTGGAAGCGGCTGTCATTCAGATCGCTGGTTGGACCGACGAACGTGGTCTCTTGATCGCGGCAAAGCCCAACAAGCTCATCGTGCCCCCGGCTTTGATGTTCACTGCCAAGCGCCTCCTCGACACGGAACTCCGTGTTGCGACCGCTGACAACGACATCAACGCTCTCAAGGCGATGGGTTCGATTCCGGGCGGTTACACCGTGAACCACTTCTTGACCGACACGAACGCTTGGTTCTTGACGACCGACGTTCCGAACGGCATGAAGCACTTCGTTCGTACCCCGCTGCAAAACAGCATGGACGGCGATTTCGACACCGGCAACGTCCGGTACAAGAGCCGCGAGCGTTATAGCTTCGGCTGGTCGGATCCGCTGGGCATGTTCGGTTCGCCGGGTTCATCCTGATCCTAGGGTGGTTAGGGGGG